TAGCTTCTCCAACGGAAAATATATTAGACAGTAATGATCGACACCGCTTCCAAGAAAGTCCAGATCAATCAGATCGTTAGAAGTCAATTACCTTCTTTTATACAAGAGGAAAGTCCTCTTTTTATTGATTTCTTAAGTCAGTACTACCTTTCGCAAGAGTATCAAGGTGGGCCAATTGATATTATCACCAATTTTAACGAATATCAAAAGACAGAGACTTTTAGTGGAAATACAAATCTAATTGGATTTACCACCTGTACAAGTGCAGTAGCTTCGTATGATGATACGATCAATGTAACTTCTACTGATGGATGGCCAAAGACTTATGGTCTTTTGAAGATTGGAAATGAGATCATTACATACACTGGAATCACAACCAACTCGTTTACTGGTTGTATTCGTGGATTTAGTGGTATTGAAAACCTCCATAAACCCAATGAAACTGAAAAACTAGTTTTTAGTTCAAGTGAAGCGTCAAATCATACATCAAATACAAAAGTTGAGAATTTAAGCAATCTTTTCTTACAAGAATTTTGGGATAAAACAAAGAAACAATTCCTTCCAGGATTTGAGAACAGAAAATTAAATGATGCTGTAGATAAAGCCAATTTCTTAAGACAGGCTAAGGATTTTTATGCTTCAAAAGGTACAAGTGAAGCGATAAAAATTCTTTTCAATGTCCTTTACAATAAAAGAGCCGATATTGTAAAACCGATTGAATATCTCTTTACACCATCTAATGCAGATTATGTTGTTACTGATGATTTTGTAGCAGAATTGATCAGTGGAAATCCATTAAATGTAATTGGACAAACTTTATATCAAACTAATAATGATGGCGCAAGTGGAGCTATTTTTAACGTCCAAAGATATACAAAGAATGATAGAGAGTATTATATTATCAGTTTGAGTAAGGAATCCGAGACTGGTTCTTTTGTAGTCACTGGATCTTCAACATTATTAAAAAATGTAGCTATTGGCGCTACGGTAATTAGTGTTGATTCTACTCTTGGATTTGGAAATACGGGATCTATCTATGTTGGTGCGGGTCAAACTGTAGGAATTGCAACATATACTAATAGATCTTCAACGCAATTCTTTGGTGTAACAGGAATTACATCATCATATTCTGATGGGGAATTTGTAAGAGGGTCTAGAACTATTTTTGCTTATGAAAATGGAGATATAACGAAACCAGTATACTTTAGGTTGACTTCTGTTGTCTCTGGTGTAGATTTAGATGGTGTTGGATATTTACTTTCTAATGATTTACTTAAACCAAAATCTTTAGGTAAATTATCTTCACCAACCAATTATAGACTCAATTCTTGGTTGCATAATTTAAAAACAAAAACTAATGTTGCAAAAAATCTTGATAACAAATCTATAATTGATACTACAACGAATATTGTAACAACTGTTGATCCACACTTACTCAAACTTGACGATTCTGTAACCCTCGTTGATGAAAGTTCTGCAATTCCATCAAATGTAGAAGGAACAGTATCTCAAATTATCAATTCCACACAATTTAAAGTTAATATTTCATCTGGATCAGTCAATACATCAAAGACTTATAGTGTAAGAAGAAATTTAACATTTGCATCCAGCAATTCCACAACTATTAATGTTTCTCAGTTTTTGTCTGGTGTTCAAAACACATATTTGAATCTTGAAGGTGACAAATTCTATGTAACTTCTGGATCTTTACCCTTTTACAAAATTTACGCGACTAGTAGGAGAAAATCTTTTACATCTAGTAATGTAAGTGGTACTAGAATTGATATTACAAATCACGAATTCTATACTGGAGATACCGTAAAGTATTATCCAGTTGGGGGAGCTGAAATTGGTGGATTGTCAACAGGAACCGAGTATGTAGTAAGAAAAATTAATGATGATACAATCTCACTTTCAAATAGTAAGATTGATGCATATTCGAAGAGATTTATTTCTCTCTCTACACAAAATGCAGGAACAAATCATATTATTGTTCCTGCAGATCTTGCAAGAAAAAATGTACAATATCAAAACTTCTTAAGGGAATTTGATGTAACTCCAAAACCCAAGAAAAATGATAGACCATTCCAAAATGAAACCATTGGTATGTTTGTCAATGGTGTTGAAATTTTCTCCAATAGATCTGGAGATGTAATTTACAATGGTTCTTTGGATTCCATTGATGTTGAAAATGGTGGATCTGGATATGATGTAATAAATCCACCAAATATTCATATTAAAGATTCTGTTGGTTCTGGAGCCACTGCTTTTGCTGTTGTTGAGAATGGATCCTTTAAGTCCATAGACATCACTTATCGTGGTTTTGATATCAAACAAGTTCCTTCTGTAAACATCACAGGTGGTAATGGATCTGGAGCTAAAGCTTCGGCTAGACTTAGACTGGAAAAAAATGTCAAAAACTTTGACGCCGATTTTGATGTTAATACCACCAACAACAGAATCAAATTCCCATCAAATCATTTATTCTTTAATGGTGAGTCTGTAATTTATAAAAAATCTACCAGATTTGCAGCTGTTGGGGGTTTGGTAGATGGTTCTCTGTATTATGTCCATAAAGTTGATGATACAAAAATTCAATTGATGAACACCCGTGAGGATGCCCTCACAGGAAATAATCCAATTAATCTTACCAGTAGATCTACTGGATCTAATACACTTACAACCACAACTCAAAGAAACGTACTTGATAATGTAATTATTGAAAATCCTGGATCTGGATACTCGAATAGAAAATCTGTTGTAAACTCTGTTGTTTATCCCCCAACATCTCTTTCTGCAGAAATTAGAAGTGGTATTAATACATCAAGTGACTATATCTACTTTAGAGATCATGGATTCAATTCTGGAGATCTTGTAAATTATTCCACAACTGGATCTGTCATTGAAGGACTATCTTCATCAGTAAATTATCAAATTATTAAAATTGATCGAAACAAATTTAGATTAGCTGATGCTGGAATAGGAACCACATCCACCACATTGAATTATGAAAAGAATAATTTTGTTGACATAAGATCTGTTGGATCTGGTACTCATACATTTAAGTATCCAGAAATCCATGTAAGTATTGATGTAATCTCTGGAGTTGCAAATACTTCTATTTCAACACCAGTTATTAGATCTTTCTGTTCTGGATCTATAAGTAATGTACATCTTACAAGTGTTGGTGCTGGTTATGGTGTTAGTGATACCTTTAATCTGCATAGAAGACCTGATGTAACCATTTCTAATGGTAGTGGTGCAGAACTTGATGTTGTAGTTGTTAATGGTGAGATTGACCAAGTTTTAATCAGGTCTGGTGGAAAGGGTTATGTTAGCCCTCCAACTTTAACTATTGAAGGTGAGGGTAAGTATGCAAAGGTTGTACCAACTCTTACTAATGGGGTAATAACTTCTGTAAGTATTGTTGATAGAGGAAAATCATATGTTCAAGGCAGCACTTCAATAAGAGTATCGACTGTTGGAAGTGGTGTCAAACTTAGAGCCGATGTTAAAAAGTGGGAAGTTGATTTTGTACAGAGATACAAGAAAACTTGTAATGAAAATGATGACGGGATTATCGTCCCAAGTCAAAATGTAAATTATGGTAGTAAGTATGTCCATGGATATCTTTCAAGAAAATTAAGAACTATTCTTAACGATAACATCAATAGTAATTTTACTGAGAAGTCTACTCTTGCTCACTCACCTATTGTTGGTTGGGCTTATGATGGATCACCAATTTATGGCCCATATGGTTACGATACTGTAACTGGAGGAACAATTCGTAGAATGGTTCCAAGTTATACTTTGGAATCAAAATCTAATAGACCTCCAACATCACTATATCCACTTGGTTTCTTTGTAAACGATTGGAATTATACTGCTAATGGTGATCTTGATGAATACAATGGTAGATTCTGCAAAACTCCAGAGTATCCAAATGGAGTATATGCATACTTCTGTACTATAAACGGAACGAACAGTTCACAATCTCCATTCCTAAACAATAGAGAACCTCTATTCCCATATATTTTGAATGGATATAAATTTGATAAAAATAGATTTAATGAAAATCCAGCATCTATTCAAAATCTCCCCCTCTTGAATAGTGGAGATCTGGTAAGAAATACTTATCCATATAAACTTGGATTCAACCAGTCTAAGTATGATTACTTTATTACCAATAACCTGAATGATACTGAAGTAACAGTAAAATCAATCAAACCTGTGGGTATTGATCAAGTTTCTGTAATTGGTGGTGGTAATAATTATAAAGTTAATGAAAAACTGATATTTAACAATCAAGGATCTGGTGGTAATTCAGTATCGGCTAGGATTAAATCAGTAGTTGGTAAAGGAATCACACAAATTTCTTATTCAGAGACAAAAATTTCTAACGTCGCATTCAATTATGCAAATCAAGTTGTAACTGGTATTGCAACAACTTCACATGGACTATCCAATAATGATATTGTTGTTGTAAGTGGTATTGGAACTGGTGAATTGAAGTTTATTGAGGGGCCAAGAACTATTGCCGTTTCCTCAGTAACTGCTAGATTGGATGTTGGAATTGCCACTGTTGGGGCAACTGGAGTTACTACATCAATTACTTTGGAGTTGTCGTCTTCATCTAAAGGAATTGACGTAGATGATATTCTGGTTATTGGATCTACTCCAGAAAGACTTCGCGTTCTTTCCGTTGATAGAACGGCTAACAAATATAGAGTTCGTCGTCAATCTGGAATTGTAACGTCACATGCCGCTGGTGAATCATTGGTAGTGGATCAAAGAAAGTTCACTTTCATTGTGGGTGTTAAGACTGATCTTTCCATAAACACAAACAGAAAGATTGTATTCAATCCACAAGATTCTATCGGTGTTGGTACTGAATCTGTTGTTAAGACTGTTGTTGGTGTTGGTACAACAGTTGTAGTGAGAGTAAAATCTAATGATGGAACAATTCTTACAAACCATCAATTACCTCCATCTGGATCTACTGCAGATAATAGTATTAGTATTACTAATCATGGATTTAGAACGGGTCAAAAATTAGTTTACAGTAAGGGATCTGCTGGAATAGCTCTAACTGTATCAAATAATTTGAATCTTTCAAATCCATTTGATCTCATCGAAGGTCAAACTGTATATGCAGTAAATAAAGGTCAAAATTTACTTGGTATTACAACTACGTTAGCTGGAATTGGAACCACTTCAACTTCTTTGTATTTCTTACCCGTTCAAAACAATACTGGATTTGAACATTCCTTTACAACAAGGAATACTGAATACTCTGGAACAGTTAAGAAATATGATGTGATCGTAGGCACTTCTACTAATCATGGACTTGCAACTAATGATCAAGTAACTGTAAATGTCATTCCAACATCGACAGTTTCAAAATCTATTGAGTATGATTCTAATTCTAGAAAAACCATTGTTGATCCAAAATACTTTGGAACGGCATCTGTAGGTGTTGGTACATCACTCTCTACTATTACAATTTCTAATCATGATTTTGAGAGTGGTGATAAAGTTCTGTATATTTCGTCTAATCCAGCGTCACCTCTTGTTAATAAAGGCGAATACTATGTTAAGAAAATCGATGATGATGTATTCAAGTTAACCACAAATTACATTGATGCAACAACATTTAATTCTCCTTATATTGGAATCACTACATTTGGATCTGGAATTCACAAAATTGCAAAAATCAATCCAAGAATTGTAGCAACTAGAGGAAGAACGATCGGTTTTGCTGTATCAGATACTAGTTTGTCAGATCTAAGACTTGAGTTCTTTGAGGATCAAAACTTTGTTAACCGATACAATGGTTTTGGTATTAGTACTGAGGTAACTAGAACTGGAACTACAGGATCTTCGGGAGCTATTGTAAATCTTAAGTTATCCGATAATGTTCCATCTACGTTATATTATAGACTCGTTCCAAAAAATCTTGGTTCCATTGGTGTTGATAAGAGAGACACTAATCCTGATAAGGATGTTTTAAATGGGTCTATTATCCAAGTTGTCGATAGTGCATTCTCTGGAACCTTTAATATTAAGAAAACTTCAAATACACAATTCAAATATCAAGTTAAAAAAGAACCCGAATCATCTTCTTATGCATCATCTGGTATATCTACATTCCAATATGTAACAAAATCATCTTCGGCTGATGGCCCAATTGATGTTGTTGATGTTACTTTCTCTGGATCTGGTTATACAAACACTCCAGGAATTACCTCCGTCACAACAACTTCTGGAAGTAATTCTATTCTTAGAGTATTCTCTGATAATATTGGAAATTCTCAATTTGATGAGGTAACAAAAATTGGATTTGATTATCCATCGGATAAGTCCTTAAAACCATCAGTTGACATTCCTTCACTTGTTACAATTTCAAAAAATTATAAAATTACTGAAGTTGGAGTTGTTACAACTGGTAGAAATTACCTTTCTGCGCCAGATGTTATAGTCGTTGGTAGACCAGACATCTCCCTTCGTGCAAATCTCAATGGATCATCTATTGATTCTGTTGATATTTTGAGTCCTGCTATAGGTTTTGAAAATATTGGTAATCCAGCAAAAGTGGTTGCTATTAGAAACAGTAATGGTGTTGGTGTTGTTACTGCAAGCTCAAATGGGGTTACCAATTTTATCACGATTACACAACCCACAAATGGTTGGAGACCAGATGGAACAGATTTCCCATTCTTGGTAGGTGATAGAATTTTTGTTGAAAATGTTAACACTAGAGAAACTTCCTTCTCTTCTGGTGGTGGTTATAACTCAGAAAACTATGATTATGCCTTCTTTACAATTACGACCAGAAATCCATCAACTTCCCAAATTACTTATTCCATATCTGGAATTGGAACCTCAGGTGGTACATTTGACCTAGACAATAGTGCAGGAAGAGTTATTAAACAACGTGATCTACCTACATTTAGTGTAAAACTAGATGTTACTGAGTTTCTTTCTGGTGAAAAAGTAACGTATTCTTCCAACGGTGTTGGAAAACTTTCCATCAATGGTGGATACAACTCAGTAACAAATGCATTAAGAGTTGAAAATACGAATACGCCAATATTAAATGGATATGTAATTAAAGGATCTATTTCTGGATCTGAGGGAACTGTTGTTGATGTAAAATCATATGAAAGATTCTTTGAGACTGGATATAAGGCCAGAAGACCAAAGGGTTGGCAAAATGATAGTGGTAAGTTGAATGAAACTTTCCAGAGACTGCAAGATAATGATTATTATCAAAATTTTGCATACTCAATTAAGAGTGAAGTTCAAGAAACTACTTGGAAAGATGCCGTTGAGAGTATCATTCACCCAGCTGGATATAAGAAGTTCTCCGATTTGATTGTACCTTCTTCTTCAACTCCTGGATTTGGTAGAAGTACAACTCTTGAAATCAAAGACTCTTCACCTCCTGGATCCGTATCACTTACGGTACAAATTGATAATTTGAAATCTCTCTATGAGAAAGATGATTTTGATATCGCCACGGAAGAAACCATTGCTAATGGTTTATCCAAGTACATCTTATTCTCAAATAAAAAAATTACTGAAGGTGTCACTGTTATCAGTAACAAAGTTGAGATTATTGATGATATTTCTGGACAATTCACTGGTATTGGAACGACAACAAGTGCTTTAGTAGTTGGTCTTACCTCATTCAAACTTACCACATTTAATGGAACAAAGATACCTTTCAATAAGGTGTTTGATGGATCAGATTCTACGATTGTTTCTGCTGGTTCTTCAATCATTAGAATCAATGATCACGATTTCCAGACTGGTGAAAGAATTGTTTATGATCCAGGAAATGCGATTTATGGAAATAACAGAATTGGTATTGAGACAACAACAACGGTTGTTGGGGGAGTCTCTACTAACTTCTTACCTAGAGACCTTTTTGCGATTAGAATTGACAACAACAACCTTAAGTTAGCAGGTTTAAGTACCGCATCGGGGAATAATGATCCTCTGGTATTCCGTTCTGTTGGAACTGGTACATCACATTCATTCGATGTTGATCAACCATTTAATAGAGTTTTGATTGAGATTGATAACATCATTCAATCTCCACTTTATAAGAAGAATGTTGATGTTGCCCTCGATGAAGCAGTCGGTGTTGGATCCACAACAATTAAAGTTGTTGGAGTCACCTCAATTCGTGGTAATAACATTCTTCAAATTAATGATGAACTTCTAAGAATCAATGTTGTTGGATTTGGTTCCACAAACGTACTTGAAGTAGAACGTGCAGTTCTTGGTAGTGTTGCTGCAGCTCACACCGTTGGAGCCGCTGTAACGATGATGGGTGGAGATTATCGCATCATCAAGGATGTTATTCACTTCATTTCTCCACCATATGGCCCAGTTGGTGTAAGTACTTTACAACCAGGTATTTCCACACATTCTAGTTTTGCAGGTCGTATCTTCTACAGAGAGGATCCTTCAACCAACTTTATTTTTGATGATATCTCTAATAGATTTACTGGAGTTGGTAAGACTTTCACTTTACTTGAAAATAATCAAGATGTAACTGGAATTGTAACTACAAAATCTGGTGGTGGTGGAAATGATGAAGTAATAAACAATGGTATTGTTCTTATTAACAACATCTTCCAAAGACCAACTGTTGATTACAGTATGACCGAAAGGTCAACCCCAGGTATCGGGGCCTCAATTATTTTCACAGGAGATGACAGAGAAAGTCTTCCTAGAGGTGGAATTGTTGATCAAGTTAAAGTTGGATTTGGATCTGGATATCAAAACTTAGTTTCTGCTGCAGCCACTGCTATTATTAATGGTGCTGGATCGATTGAATCGGTTGTGGTAACTGGAGGAGGATCTGGTTATAGATCATCCAATTCTGTGTACATTCAAGTGTTCAATCCACTTGGAATTGGATCAACTGCTGTTCTTTCTGCAACGGTTGGTTCTGCAGGAACTGTATCTGGAATTACTACCGTAAGTGGTGGTTCTGGATATGCATCTACAAATCCACCAACCATTGTCGTCGGTATTCCTACTGGATATTCAAATATGTCCTTTACTGGCGGTCAAGGCAGTGGTTTTGAAGCAACTGTCACTGTAGGTGTTGGTGGTAGTATTATTGATTTTGACATTACAAATCGGGGTATTGGATATGAAAATGGTGATGTATTAACAGTTGCAGGTATTCCTACCGATCCAAATGTTGGCGTTGCGTTCAGTACTTTCACATTTACTGTTGATCAAACGACTGATGACGAGTTTGCTGGATATAGTTTTGGTCAACTCTTACCTCTTTATAACTTCTCTGGTGAATTTAATGGAATACGAAAGTCATTTACATTGAGACGTGATGTAACTCGTCAAATTATTAATTTTACATCCGATGACCCAACAATTAAGATTGAGAATAACTTTATCATCGTTCTTAACGATGTAGTACAAAAACCAAAAGAAAATTATGTTCTTGAAAGTCCAACAAAGGTAAGATTTACTGAAGCTCCAAAATCTGGTAGCAAACTTCAAATTCTGTTCTACAGAGGTTCAAATACCGATATTGATTCTACAACTCCATTTGCAACCGTTAAGATTGGTGATGAACTTCAATTGCAGAGAGAAGGTAACTACGGAATACAACTGGATAGAACTATCACCGATATTGTTGGTATTGATAAGGTTGAAACGAATCTTTATGGAAACGTTGGTATCAATACAGATCCTACATTTGAAAGAGCTGTTTCATGGACAAAACAAACTAGAGATTTGATTTTAAATGGACAACCATTATCAAAGGCTAGAGATAGTTTGATTGCAAAGGTACAGCCAACTACAAGACTTATCCAGAATGTTGGTATCAACTCCAATCAAATTTTCGTTGAGAATGCTTTCCCACTCTTTAGTGCTTATGACAATCGTTCTTTGAGAAATAATGTTCCTGGTAAAGGTATCACCTTAATTGCCGAAAATAACATTGATCAAGCCTCTGGCACAGTAGTAGTTTCTAGTGGTGGAACAGTTTCCTCTGTGAACATTGTTGATCCTGGTCTTGGGTATGTAAATGCACCTACGGTTTCATTTGCAACTTCATACATACAGATCAAGGAAATTGGCAGAACCTGGACTCAATCCAGTTCAAATACCGATATTGACTATCAAGATGTAACACATTCTGCTGGTATTTTTGTTGCTGTTGGAAGTACTTCTGGCATCAATACATCAACCGATGGAGTTACTTGGAATGATACTGGTGTTAGTGGATTTGGAACCTTCTTTGGAGTTGATAAAGCTTCAACAACTTCTACAAGTGTTGTTGCTGTCGGTCTTGGTGGCACCATTGCAGTAAGTAGTGATTTATCAACATTCAATAGTTCTAGAACTTATCGTAGAACTTTGAATGGATTCTTACTCTCATTTACTGACATAACAATTCCGCAAGATCTTAATGGTTATGCTGGAGGAAAAACAAAGGGTGTCGCTGTGGGTGCAGCTGGAACCGTTCTGTTTACCCCGAATGGGCCATCTGGTTTTGGTACTTCCTTCATTCTTGCAAACAAAGCAACAACGCAAAATCTTCGTGGAGTTGGTAGTAATGAAGACACCTTTATTGCGGTAGGTGATAATGGTGCGATTATTAGGTCAATTAATGGTGAAACTTGGTCTGGTGCGTCAAGTGCATCAGTTACAACTAGATTAAATGACGTTTACTTCAGTGATAATAAGTGGATTGCTGTTGGTGCTGCTGGATCTATCATCCAATCGACAGATAATGGTTTGAATTGGAGTGTTGTTTCTTCTGGTTCTACATTCAATCTCAACTCTGTTTATTATACTGGTAATGTTTGGGTTGCGGTTGGACAAACTGGAATGGCCATGAATTCATTGGATGGTACTTCTTGGTATAAGAAGTTTATTGGTGTTGGTACAGATTACAATGGACTGGCATATGCAGATCAAAAGTTAGTTGCTGTGGGACTCTCATCAAACATTGCCATCAGTTCTCCTGAAACTGTATCCGCTGCGGCTACCGCTACGGTTTCTGCTGCAGGAACAATCTCATCAATCACCATTAATGATGGTGGATTTGGTTATGATTCAACAAAACCAGTTAATCTCATAATCGCATCAGAAGCAGTTACGATTGAGAGAATTACAAGTGTTGAGTGTGAAGGTGACTTTGGATATGTAGTTGGAGTTGGAACAAGTGCATCTGGTATTGGAACCACCAGCCCAATGGTTAAGTTTGAACTTGATTCAAGTCCTTTCCTTAATCAGGCTGGTTTTGGTAACATTCAAAAGAGTGCAATTCAAGCTGGTTACTACTTCGTTATTACTGGATCTGTTGTTGGTAATGGATTAACTTCAATTACCATAGGTGATAATCCTATTGGTGTTGGAACAACTTTCATTGATAATGTTTATCGTGCAGATGAAGTTGTTACTTCGTCTTCTGGTATTGTAACTGTCCACTCTAACGTTAGATCTTTGGCAGGACTTGGAACAACAAGTCTTTCACCAAAAATTGGTAATTACAGTTGGGGAAGATTCTACAACTTCACCAGAGATCCTCTAAATCCTGGAACATTCACCATTAACAATCAAAATGGATACACTGGATTAACAACCGCTCCAGTTGTTAATCGTATTCTAAAATTGGGTGAAAATTACAGTGATTTTACAGAGACTTTATAATACTCTATAAATATAACAAAAAGTCTGTTAAAAATGCCTGCGATTATTTCAGATCAATTTAGAATATTAAATGCTGCGAATTTTGTCGCTGGTGTAGCTGACACTTCCCAGTCATATTATACTTTTATTGGACTTCCAAATTCTGGCGATGTTGGTGCTGGATATGGTACTACGGATTGGAACACCATCACTCCAGCACCCAAAGACAGTTTTAGAGAATATAATGATGATTATGATACCCTGATTGCTCTTAAAAAACTCACTACTAGTGACGTAAAAAGACTGGTGAGAAAATATTCATGGACATCGGGAACTGTCTATGAAATGTATAAAAATAATTATACAAGATCAAATCTAAGTCCCCAAACAGGGTCTACAAACTTATATGATGCCAAGTATTATGTTGTAAACAGTTCATTTAGGGTTTATCTCTGTATTAATAACGGAGCTAATCCATCAAATCCTAACGGGAATCGTTCACTTGATGAGCCAACGTTTACTGGTCTTGAACCAAGAACTGCGGGAACAAGTGGTGATGGATATCTCTGGAAATATTTGTATACTATCAATCCATCAGACATTATCAAGTTTGATTCAATTGATTACATTCCAGTTCCATCAAATTGGGGAACAGGAGACAGTGCGGATGTAAAAAATAGTGCAATTGATGGAAAAATTGAAACTGCCTTGATTGTAAATGCAGGTGGTGGATATCAACCAATTTCAACTACATTTTCAAATATTCCTATTCTTGGTGACGGAACTGGTGGTAAGGCTAGCGTAACCGTTGACTCTCAAGGAAAAGTTTCTAATGTTTCCATTACAAATGGTGGTAATGGATATACTAGAGGAACTATTCAATTCTATCCAGGAGCTCCAGGATCCGAAACTGGTGGCCCTATTTCTGGACTTTCTGCCGTTGGAGTTGGTACAACATCTGTAGCAGAGTTCGAAGTTATAACTCCTCCTCCAGGAGGACATGGATTTGACATTTATAAAGAACTTGGTGCATTTAGAGTTCTTTTATATTCTCGTTTTGAGAATGATGCGACCAATCCAGATTTTATCACTGGTAATGATTTTGCCAGAGTAGGTGTAATTAAAGATCCACTCACTCCCGCAGGTAATTTATTAACTCAGTCAAAAGCAAGTGGATTAACTGCCATAAAACTCACAAGTTTAACTGGTGGTAACATTGCGGATACGACATACACAGTGGACACTCCAGTTTTCCAACAAATTGGTGTTGGATCCACCGCTGTTGGTTATGTGGCTAACTGGGATTCATCTACTGGTGTATTGAAAGTTTACAATCCAGTTGGACTCGCTTCAACTTCTTATGGATTTAGACTCGTAGATTTTGCATCACAAATTGGTGCTGGTGGAACTTATGTTATTAGTGGTCAGTCCTCTGGAGCTGCACTTGGCATTGAAACAAGTTTTGGTAGTGCATCAAATCCAGGGACTGCGACTACAGTTGGTAATGCCACTGTTCAGTTGGGACAGAGTTTTGTGGATGGCATTGCTCAACCTGAGGTCAAAAAATATTCTGGTGAGGTCTTATACATAGATAACAGGGCCTCAATCCAGCGTAGTGCCACCCAGAAAGAAGACATTAAAATCGTATTAGAGTTCTAAGAAAATGCACCAAGAGACTAATCTTAACGTTTCTCCTTATTATGATGATTTTAATGATGACAAGAACTTTAATCGAGTTCTTTTCAAACCAGCTACACCAGTTCAGGCAAGAGAATTAACTCAGTTACAAAGTATTCTCCAGAATCAAATTGAGAAGTTTGGACAGCACTTCTTTAAAGAAGGTGCAATGGTCATTCCTGGACAGATTGCATATGATCCACAATATTATGCAGTTCAGGTTAATGAGAGTTTCTTAGGAATTCCTGTTGCGGATTACTTAGAAAATGTAGTTGGAAAAGTCATTCGGGGATCAGTCTCTGGTGTTGAAGCCACAGTAGTAAATTATGTTTTAGCAGAAAATTCAGATAGAGGAACCAATACTCTTTATGTAAAGTATTCGAGATCTGGAAATGATTTTTCCAAGGAAGTGTTTGATGATGGTGAAAACCTAATCTCTTCCACTGATATTGAATTTGGTATTTCTCGTATCTCAGCTAATAATCCATTTGCATCATGTATTTCTTCTGGTGCAACATCAACTGGTAGTGCAGCTGCAGTAGAAGAAGGCGTTTACTTTATTCGTGGATTTTTTGTAAAAGTACCAACACAAACAATCATTCTGGATCAGTATGATTCATCACCAAATTATAGAGTTGGTCTGTTTGTTAGTGGAAATATTGTAACTGCATATGATGATCCAAGTCTGTTTGACAATGCATCGGGATTTTCTAATGAAGCTGCTCCTGGTGCAGACAGATTCCAAATTTTAACAACTTTAATTAAAAAAGGACTGGATGAATTCAACGATGAAAACTTCGTTGAATTGATGAGACTTGAGAATGGTAGAATTCAAAAATTTGTCAGGAAGACAGATTATAGTTTACTTAGAGATGAATTAGCAAGAAGAACATATGATGAAAGTGGTGACTACTATGTAAAACCATTCCAAGTCAAGGTTGTTGAATCTCTAAACAATAGACAAGGAAATGGTGGTATTTACTTACCAGAACAAAAAACTGCAGAGGGTGGAGATCCAAGTGATGACTTGATGCTCTATCAGGTTTCCCCTGGTAAAGCATATGTAAGAGGATATGGAATTGAAAAATTAAACACTTCTTACATTGATGTTGAAAAACCAAGAGACGTAAAAAATATTTCTTCATCATCATTTGTTTTTGATGGCGTTAGTAACTTAAAAATTAATAATGTATACGGATCACCTTTAGTTGGATTCGGTACAACTGCTGTAGTAAGTCTTAGAAGTGAAAGAATTGGATCCACTGCATCATCTGCAGCTGGAATTGAAATTGGTAATGCAAGAGTTTATGATTATAAACTTGAAGCCTCCTCATATTCAAATGACGCTTCGAAATATGATCTGTACCTTTATGATCTACAAACTTTCACTACAGTTACAGTAAGTTCAAATCTTACACAATCAACACCTGCATATATTGAAGGTGTTAGAAGTGGTGCAAAAGGTTTCCTTAAAAATAATGTAACTTCATCACAGTCATTAACCTTAACTTCCACAAACGGACAGTTTATGGTTGATGAACCAATTAAAATCAATGGGATTCTTGATACAAGAGTAGTAACATCCGTAAGAGAGTATGGATTAAATGATGTTAAGTCAATTCACCAAACAGTAGGTATTAACACATTTAACGCTGATAGTCTTCTCTCCGACAGATTCTTACTTGCACCTCCAGGAACAAACTTTACGATTGGTGCTTCTGGTGTTACTACGGCTCCAGGAAATAGATTTGGAGTTGGAATTAATACTGGTGATATCGTCACTTATAATAGAAATGGATTCTCTGATCCAACGTTTAACAGAGTTGGTAACATTAGCGCTGATGGATCTACAATTACACTTGTTAGTCTTGGAGCTAGTGTGAGTGGAGTATGTGATGGAGGTTTGACAACTACTGAAATTCAAACTAGTGATTTTACACTTGTTAGACCAAGATTAGTAAACGCTAAGAATTCTTCTCTGGTTACTAAACTACCTAACGGGTTTATTTCTAATGTAGACCTGGATAATTCTGAGATACAAATTAGAAAACAGTTTGTTCTCAACGTTGCCAATAATAGAGGTACGGTAACGATTTCCAATATCGATCAGTTTTTCCAACCATTTGATGAAGAACGTTACAATTTAGTATTTTCAAATGGTACTGTTGAATCCCTTGATTCACAAAAAATAACGTTTGATGCTAGTTTCAAAACAGCCACATTATTAGGTTTATCTGTTGCAACAGATACAAACGCAATCCTTGTTGCCACTGTTAAGAAAATTAATGTAAAAGAACAATCGAAGAGTTTATCAAGGTGTAATAAACTCGTTGTATCTAGATCCAAATATGATTACTCTGGATCTACTGGTACGACAGTTAATAATGGTCTTACATTTAACTCGGTTTATGGAACCAGGGTTGAAGATAATGAAATCTGTTTGAACGTGCCAGATGGTCTTCGTGTCCATGCCATATTTGAATCTAGTACAACTGGTGATCCAGCTCTTCCAAAAGTAACATTAATCAATAGATCAGAAGATTTAACCAATACTCTTCAGGGTGAAATTCTTATCGGAAGAACTAGTGGTGCTGTTGCTAGAGTTGTAACTTCTTCGGCCACAAACGTAGATATTGTTTATGTAAATGAACTTAGATATTCTGTTGGTGAAACGGTAACATTCCAATCTTCAGGCATTACTGGAGAAGTATCTACAGTCACTGCTGGTGATAAGAATATCGCCAATGACTTTATGTTTGATAATGGTCAAAGAGATGAATTCTATGATTATGCTAGAATTATAAGAAAGTCCAATTCTCAGGAACCAAAACGAAAACTTGCCATTATATTTGATCATTACACCGTTGATTCTGGATCATCTGGTGATTTTGGAACAGTTAATACATATCTCACCGAAAATTATAAGAATGATTTGCCATCGTTTAAGAATGAACCAATTTCAGATTATCTAGATATTAGACCAAGAGTCAGGAATTATGATACTGGAAGTGATACTGGGTCTCCATTTGAATATGACCAAAGAGATTTCTCATCTGATGGATCATATGTAAACAATATTTTGGTTCCAGATGAAACTGTAACCGTTGGTTATTCCTACTATCTGGGAAGAATTGATAGAATTTTCCTGTCGAAAGATGGTTTCTTTGAATTAAAGAAAGGAGCTCCTGCAGAAGTTCCAGTTGCACCAGAAAATCCTTCTGGATCGTTTACAGTAGCTACAATCTTTAACAATCCATATTTACGCAATGCCACCGCAGAGAGTAGTGTTGTTCTTGCGAAACATAAGAGATATACAATGTTTGATATCTCTAGATTGGAAAATAGACTCCAGAATGTAGAGTTCTATACACAATTATCTCTTCTTGAAACAGATACTGCTAATTTGAATATTAAAGATGTATCAACTGGATTGGATAGATTTAAGTCTGGATTCTTTGTTGATAATTTTAGAAGTCACAATTCCCACGCAATTACTCATCCAAACTTTAGATCCTCTATCGACAGAGTTAATGCTGAGTTAAGACCTCTTCATTATACTCATGGAATAGATCTTCTTCTTGGATCTGAACAGGTTATTGGTATTGGCACAACTGCAAATCCAAGTGCCGACCTGACACAAGTTTCTGATCTGCAGTCAAACGCACTTAGAAAAACTGGAGATGTAGTTACTTTAAACTACACAGAGACAACCTTTATTGAACAGAAGTTCACTACCAGAACAGAAAATGTAAATCCATTTGGTGTAATTAACTGGATTGGCACCGTCGCTTTAAATCCAGCTAGTGATGTTTGGGTAGATGAAAAGAGACTTGATATTACCAATATTAAATTAGAAAGTAACTATCAAGAGTTTCTTGATTCATATAATCTTGATCCTAACGTAGGATTCTCACCTATCGATTGGGGTTCATGGGAAGAAGAGTGGAAGTCTGTTGATATTAGCACTAAACAACTTTCTGCAAATTCCAATAGCCAAAATTCAAATAGATATGGATCTCGTTGTAGAAATAAAAATGTTTCTACAGTTAATCAACTTCTTTCCTTTAATGAGGAAACCACTGATGCAGAACGTGGATTAACCAGAGTTCAAATTGGTAGTGATGATGGAGTTAATACCCAAAGTCTTGGTGATCGTTTAATTAGTAAGGAAAGAATCCCATACATTAGATCAAGAAATATTGAGTTTGTTTCTAATAGACTGAAGCCTAGAACAAGATTCTATGTCTTCTTTGATGATCAAGATGTAACTAAGTATGTAACACCAAAACTTCTTGAAATCGAAATGGTTCAAGGTGTTTTCCAAATTGGTGAAACTGTTAAGGGTACTATTTCAAACTCCGAGGTTCTGGGTGGTTCAAGTCCAGAAATTACATTTAGAGTTGCACAACCAAATCATAAGTATGGTTCATACAATTCACCGTCTCTTGTATATGCAATCAATCCATATAACGACGGTGTTGGTATTAGTACTGTATATTCTGCAACCAGTTCACTGTTAAACATTGATACTGCTTCTCTGCAAGCAGAAGTTCTGGGTTCATTCAGTGGATATGCATCACAAAATATGAGACTTGTTGGACAAACAAGTGGTGCAGAAGCTACGGTTTCCAACTTTAGATTGATTAGTGATGAGAAGGGTACATTAATTGGATCTCTTTATGTTCCAGATTCAACCCTACCCACAGTTCCACAATTCACCACTGGAGTTAAGACATTTAGAATTACAAGTAGTTCTGTTAACTCACTGAGTTCTTCTGATGCTCCATCAACTGCAGAATCTTCATTCTACGCAGAAGGTGTTCTCGATACTATTCAACAGGATGCAATCGGTGTTAGAAACTGTAATATTCAAAGAGAAACTTCGACTGATAGTACATTAACAAGTGACACCGTAAACAGAACGGTTGATACGAAGAACTTTGAGAATAGAATCTCGGTACAAAATCAGTGGTGCAATCCTCTTGCTCAATCGTTCGAAGTCGCAGAGGAAAGTGGTGTATTTGTTTCATCTTGTGATATTTACTTTAGTTCTAAAGATGACACTATCCCAGTAACACTTCAAATTAGAACGGTTCAAACTGGACAACCAACAAATTCTATTCTTCCTTTTGCAGAAGTTGTCTATGAATCATCTCAGGTCAATGTTTCTACTGATGGTACTTTAGCTACAAGATTCACATTCCCATCACCTGTATATCTTGCGGGTGGAAAAGAGTATGCTCTTGTTCTTCTTTCTGCTTCCAAGAATTATCAAGTATACATTTCTAGAATGGGTGAAGTTGACACTTCATCTTTGACTTTGCCAGAAAGCGAAAGAACAATTGTTTCTCAACAACCATATACGGGGTCTCTCTTTAAGTCACAAAATGGTTCCACTTGGGATCCAAGTCAACTTGAAGATCTCAAGTTTAAACTGAATAAGTGTCAGTTTGTTTCTGGCCCAGGAACTCTTAAACTGTATAATCCCGAACTTGGTGTTGGTAGACTTGAAAATGCAAACCTGAGACCACAACCTCTTGAATTCTATTCTCATGAAATTAAGGTTGGATTTGGAAGTACTGTAATCACAAGAGACTTCAGTGCTGGATCCAGATTTACACAAGTTGGTAATACATCGGCCGAAGGTCACCTTGTTAAATCTCTTGGTGCAATCAAGATTAATACCAGTGCAACAGAAGCTGGTGGTATTACAACAAATAGAGTTGGAACTGGATTAACTCCATCTGCATCTAATTTCACATTCACTGGAATCGCTCTTACAACAATTACTGGTAATGGATCTGGTGCTGTTGCAAACATTCAAGTTTCTAGTGGTTCAATTGGTATCGTAACCGTAACTAACGGTGGATCTGGATATGCCGTTGGCGATGTTCTTGGATGTACTCTTGGGGAAACTGGAACAGGAACCAGATTCAATGTTGGTATTATCTCTGCAACTAACAGTTTGATCTTGGATAGAGTTCAGGGTGAGTTTACAACAACTTCTGAATTGATGACAATCAATGCTGTTGGTGTTGGTTCTACATTAGTTGGATCACAACCAACAACAATTAGTAACACTGAAACATATAAGGATGGTTTACATGTCAAGGTCAATCACAGAAACCATGGTATGCATTCCAGAAATAACAGAGTTACAATCTCTGGTGCAGTTGGTGTAACTACAACAACCACTGTTTCTACAGAATATTCAAATACTTCGACTACGGACTTGGATGTTGCATCCGTATCTGTATTCTCCAGTTTTGAAAATGTTGGAGTTTCTTCTACAAATCCAGGATATGTAAAAATTAATAATGAAATCATTGGATACACTGGTGTCAATATTTCTGCAACACCACAAAAACTTACTGGTATTACCAGAGGTGTTGATAATACAACTGCAGAAACTCACAAGGTTGGAGACATTGTTCAAAAATATGAAGCTTCTGGAATTTCTCTAAGAAGAATTAACAAGACGCATTCTTTTGGTAATGTTAACAATTCTAATGAAATCACTCTCGATAGTTACTTTATTAAGATTGATACCACAAGTTCTGGAGTTGGAACCGTTAGAGATGGAACCAATAGTTTCCGTAAGTTGAAAGTTGCAGAAACCGAAATCAATGGTGGCAACAAAGTTAAGGCATCTCAAAACATTCAGTTTGAAGCCATTACACCACTCGTTGAGGTTCTTAATACTAAGGACACTTCTTTATCTGCAAGAGTTAGAACTGTAAGTGGAACCAGTGTGGATGGAAGTGAGACATCATTCCGTGATCAGGGATTTGAAAATGTGACTTTGAATGGCATTAATTACTTCAATACTCCAAGAGTTATTGCTTCTAAGGTAAACGAACAGAATCAACTGTCTTCTCTCCCAGGAAACAAATCTTTCACCATGGAATTAGTTCTTGGTAGTGAAAATCAAAATGTTTCTCCAGTGATTGATCTGGATAGACTGTTGGTCATTGCTACTACAAATAGACTGGATCAAAGAATTACAAATTATCCAGATGATGAGAGAGTGAATGATAGATTCTCCGATCCAAATGCTGCTGTTTATGTTACCAAGAAAGTAAATCTTGAAAATCCAGCCACATTCCTCCAAGTTAAATTTGATGCCTTTAGACATCAATCGAATGATATTAGAGTTCTCTATAGACTCTTTAGACCAGATACTCCAACAAAAGAGTCCCAATATGAACTCTTCCCTGGATATAATAATTTGACTGATACCACTGGTGACGGATATGGTGATAAGGTTATTGATCCAAAATTAAATAATGGTAGACCCGATAAATTTGTACCAGACTCTAAGACAAATAGTGACTTCCGTTATTATCAATTTACTGCTTCTAATCTCCCAGAATTCACTGGATTTGAAATTAAGGTGATTATGACAGGAACCAATCAATCCTATGTCCCAAGAATTAGAGATTTTAGAGCGATTGCATTTGCATAATGTCTTATAAAAAAGTTGAAGGTCATTCTGATCTGGTGAGAGATATGGACAGTGGTGCCATTGTCAATAATGACACCACTGGATATCAAAATTATATTCAGATGAGAGAACAAAAACTCAAAGAAAAACAAAGATTAGATAAATTAGAATTTGAGGTTGGTGAAATTAAGTCACTTCTTCAAAAACTTGTTGATAAACTCTGATTATAAATACATCTAGAAGAACTCTACCATTAAATAATGGCTGTATATGTTGTAAATTTAGTGATCGATCAAGGTGTCGATTTTTCACAAATATTCAATTTGGAAAACAGTATAACAAATTCTGTTACTAACTTGACAGGATATACAGGCGCTTCTCAACTTCGCAAACATTCGGCTAGTAGTAAGTCTTATCCATTCACTTTGTCGTTTCCTGACAGAATTAATGGAACTATAAAGATTACAATGACTGATTTACAGACTAGTAGAATTAAACCTGGTCGTTATATCTATGATATTATTTTGACAAATGGTGATAGTGGACTAAAGGAAAGAGTTGTTGAGGGATCTGTTCTTGTAAGAGAAGGAGCGACTAGGGAGTAACTAAATGTCTAACACCAAGGTTATAGTTGGTCAGCAATCTCTCACTAAAGTTAGAATTGGTCAACAAAATGCAACGAAAGTTGCAACAACTTCAACTGCTGGTGGTGGTGCAAGTTTAGCTTCTCTTTCAGATACTGATGTATCATCTTTGGCAAATGGATCCTTAATTGTTTATGATGCTAATACTTCAACATGGGTAGCTACAAATACATTGACCCCAGGAAACACAAAAGACTTAGACGTTAACGGAGGTTCATTCTAATGGCCAGTAAGATTAGGATCTTTAGATCTACTGGTGCGACTGCTCCCAGTTCTCTTGAATACGGAGAATTGGCAGTAACCATCGAACAAGGCACAGCTGGATCGCAGGCAAACAAAGCAGGTCGTCTGTTCGTTGGTAACTTCTCTGGTGATCCCGTAGAGATTGGTGGGGAATATACCTACAAACTCATGGATCACCCCCATGGGGAACTCATTAATTCATCCGTTGCGATTGTTGATAGTAATGGTCAAATTAATGGGTGGAACGTTGCTGGTATTCTCACCGCAACTAGAACTAATTTTACTGATCTAGTAACATCAAATCTTAACGTAACTGGTGTTTCTACCTTTACACAGGGTATTAACTTAAATGGTAATGTTGTTATTGGTGATTCACATACCGATACATTAACCGTCAACGCAAGAACTGGGTTTACTACAGACGTAACTCTCAATGAAAAACTTCTTGTAACTGGCATTTCTACCTTCACTGGTGCAATCGATGCAAATGGTGGTCTTGATGTCTCTGGTGGTGCTGGTTTAGTTGTTAGTGCAGATGGTCTCAACGTAACGGGTGTCTCCACATTCAATAACAACGTTGATTTTAGTGGAACCATCGATGTTGATGGTCAAGCCATCTTTGATGATGTAACAGTTTCCGCTGCTGCAACATTCACAGGCGCCGTTGATATGAACGGTGGTCTTGATGTTTCTGGTGGAGAAACGGTTCTTTCTTCTGCAACAATTAGTGACCTCACCCAAGACCGTGTTGTTCTTGCAGGTGCTTCTGGAGCTCTGACTGATAGTCTAAACCTTACATTTGCTTCCAATATTCTGGATGTTGATGGAACTGTAGATGCAGGAACTGCACTTCGTTCTCCTGTTGGTGTTATCACTGCACTGACTTCAACAGACGTTGTTGGTACTGCTGGTACATTCACATCTGCATTTACTCTTGGTTCTGGTGGAACTAGATATTCATTCCCAGTTACTGATGGATCTCCAGATCAAATTCTTGTAACTAATGGATCTGGTACTATCAGTTTCCAAGATGTTTCATCTACCCTCGTCATTAGTGCAGGTGCAGCCGGTACTGACGGCGTAAGTCTCCTTTCGGATACACTTACGATTGCATCAACTCTTAACGAAACCAAAACAACACTTACAGACAATACAATTACTGTAGGTCTTGCTACAGATGTTATCGTTGGTGGTGGTCTTACGGTCACAAATAACCTTCTTGTTCTTGGCAACTTAACCGTTGAAGGAACTGAAACGATCATTAATGTTGATCGTCTGGATGTTCAAGACAAGACTATTGGTGTTGCTTCAACATCTACTGCTTCCAACACCACTGCAAATGGTGGTGGATTCTTTGTTCATGGTGGTGGAGATGGTGACAAGACTATCTTCTGGAGTCTTGGACAGAGTGGTTTCGAAGTTAACCAAGATTGGTTACCTAACGCAGATGGATCTTTAGATCTTGGTAATGCATCTAGAGAGTGGCAAAATCTGTTTGTCGATGGTCTTGCAGAACTTGATGATGTCAATGTATCTGCTGCTGCAACGATCAATACCCTGAATGTAACGGGTACTGGTACGATTGCTACCGCCGATATTAACGGTGGTAATATTGATGGAACTGTAATTGGTGCTGCGTCTTCTGCGGCTGCAACTCTTACAACTGTTAACTATACCTCACTGACTGGCGGCGCAATTAGTGCTGTTGGAAGCCGCATTGATGCTGGTGACGTTACTTTCACAAACCTGAGAGTAACTGGTGTTTCCACTGTTGCATCATTATTCCTTTCTACAGGAACAAACACAAATGGTGTTGCATACTTTGATGCAAATGGTCAGGTACAATCTACCGCAACACCTTCAGCTGGAATTCAAACTTCCAACTTTATTTTGACAACGAACGCTTCTGGCGTTCCTTCATGGACTGATACTATCGATGGCGGAACATTCTAATCTTGATGCGAATATTGTTATTGAACTCGCACTAAACAAAGTAATTGAATTACAGAAACAGATAATCCTGACTGAGGCGAAATATCTAAGCCTCCGTCAGGATTATTCTAAACTTCAAATTGAATATGATGTTTTAAAAACTAAATCGGATCAGTGGTCTACATCTACAACCACTAGAAAAACTACCACTAAATAGTAGGAAGCTAGTATTATATTCATGGCAAAACCTAGCACTAGACAAGAACTTATTGACTATTGCCTAAGGCAGCTGGGTGAGCCTGTTTTGGAAATTAACGTCGATGATGATCAGATTGATGATCTTGTCGATGATGCAATTCAATATTTCCAAGAAAGACATTTTGATGGTGTTGAGAGGATGTATCTCAAACACCGAATAAATCAGGATGACATTGATGAATCCAGAAGCAATACCGTATCTACGGTTGGGTTTTCATCCAATGTCTTCAATGGAGAGAGATCTTCCATTGTTAGTGTTAGTGCAAACAATATTACCATTCCAAACCACGGTCTAATTACTGGATCTCCCGTTTACTATAATTTTGCTGGGACTGGACATACTTCCATCGGCATCGTAACCACTTCTGTTGCTGGTGTTGGTACTACATCTTTCTTGGGTGTATCTACAACCAGTGTTCAGTATTATGCAATTGCAGATAATAAAAATCAAATTAGACTTGCAACTAGTAAATCAAACGCATCAAGTGGTGTAGCCGTTACATTTAGTTCTGTTGGTGTTGGATCAACACACTTTATTAGTACAAGAACTGAATTTACAGAGGCAAGAAATTATATCGAAATTCCAGATCATGTTATTGGAATCAATGGTATCTTCAGGTTTGATGATAATACCATTACCCAAAACATGTTCAGTATTTCATATCAAATTTTCCTGAATGATGTTTATAACTTTAGTTCTATTGAGATGTTGACATACTCAATGACTAAAGAATATCTAGAAACGATCCAATTCCTTATAAGTCCAGATAAGAAAATTAGATATAACAAACGCGGAAATAGGTTGTATCTAGACTTGGATTGGCAAGGAGTTTCATCTGACGAATATATTGTCATTGATTGTTTCCGTGTTTTGGATCCATCCGAAAACGAAAGAGTTTATAACGATAGTTTCCTGAAAAAGTATCTAACTGCACTGATCAAGAAACAATGGGGTCAAAACATGAGTAAGTACAGTGGAGTTAAACTCCCTGGTGGTATTGAATTGAATGGTCGTCAAATCTATGAAGATGCTCTAAGGGAGTTGGCAGAAATTCAACAAAGAATGACCTTTGATTATGAACTTCCTCCTCTTGACATGATCGGCTAATGGCTTTAAATCCATTCTTTCTACAAGGTTCTCCTGGAGAACAAAGATTAGTTCAAGACCTCATCAACGAACAGTTGAGAATGTATGGGGTTGATATCTATTACATGCCCAGAGAATATCTGGGAACTAAAACAGTTATCAAAGAAAACGTTTTAGCTAAATTTGAAGATAACTTCATCATTGAAGCATATGTTCAAAATTATGAAGGTTTCCAGGGATCTGGAGATTTGATGACTAAGTTTGGAATTAGAACAACTGACGAATTAACTCTTGTTATTTCCAAAGAGAGATTTGAAGACTTTATCTCTCCATTTAGTATGGATCTATTGGCAACTAGACCAAAAGAAGGAGACTTAATATATTTTCCACTATCCGATAGTCTTTTCGAAATCAAGTTTGTAGAACACGAGAATCCATTCTATCAACTTGGAAAACTTTACATGTATCAACTTACATGTGAGTTGTTTGAATATGAAGATGAAGTAATTGATACGTCAATCGAAGAAATCGATGATAATGTTCAAAATATTGGATATATTGCAACACTCACATTAGCTGGAATTGGTCAAACAGCAGAGGCATCAACAACTCTTGTTGATGGTTCAGTAAATCAAATTATTTTGGTCAATGATGGATATGGATACACTAGTCCACCCGCAGTTTCTATCTCAACTTCACCAAACGGTAGTTCTACTGCAAATGCAACTGCAGTTGCTATTACAACAAGTAATACTGGATCTGGATCCACTACCTTCTCCGTGAAAGAGGTTCAAATCACCAATCCTGGATTTGGCTATACACAACCCCCAACAATCGTTTTCAGTGGTGCTGGCGGGTCTGGGGCAAGTGCAAGGGCGGGTATTGGTACTAAGGGTGTGGTTAAGATACTCAATATCTACAATCCTGGAGCACAATACGCTACACCTCCAGTTGTATCAATCTCAACTTCTCCAACTGGTCTTTCTACCGCTAATGCTACTGCTGTTGCGGTTGTAAGTGCTGGTGGAACTATCGCACAAATTAGACTTACCAATGCGGGATTTGGGTATACTTTGGCACCAACTATTACTATTGCAGCGCCATCTGCTGGTGGTTCTGGTGTTGGAACTGGAAACTTTGTTATCAACGAAGTTATTACTGGAGAGAGTTCTCTTTCCACTGCCCGTGTTAAGTCTTGGGATAAAGATACAAGAATTCTCAAGATATCAAATCTTGCTGGTACGTTTGCCCTTGGCGAAATTATTGTTGGAAGTGCGACAACATTCTCAACACCAGGTATCGGAACAACTGCAAGATATGCAGTTAAGTCAATACAATATGATGATCAATATGACACATATGCGGAAAATATTATTATTGAAAATGAAGCTGATGGTGGAATTCTTGACTTTACAGAGACCAATCCATTTGGTACTTTCTAAATAGTTAGAAAAAATCATGATTGGCCAGTATTTTTATCACGAGATCCTAAGAAAAACCGTTATTGGTTTTGGAACTCTGTTTAACCAAATTGAAATTCGTCACTCTGATGATAATGATAATGTACAGAGTAGGATGAAGGTGCCACTGGCTTATGGCCCAATGCAAAAGTTTTTGGCCAAAATTGAACAACAACCCCAATTAAAAGGAAGGGCTGCGATTACTCTTCCTCGTATGTCTTTTGAGATGACGGGTATTTCATATGATCCTTCAAGAAAAGCTTCTATTACTCAAACATTTAAAACTTGCAATACTGGTGAGTTAGGGAACATCAAAAAGGTTTATATGCCTGTTCCTTATAACATTAATTTTCAGTTGAGTATTGCTACCAAGTTAAATGATGACATGTTGCAAATTTTGGAACAAATTCTTCCATATTTCCAACCTGGATTGAACATCACAATTAATCTTGTTTCATCAATTGGTGAAAAGAGAGATGTTCCAATTATTCTTGAGAACATCAATATGACGGACGATTATGAGGGAAGTTTTGATAATCGTCGTGCGATGATCAGTACCCTCACATTTACTGCAAAATCTTATCTGTTTGGTAAGATTGCTGATAACTCTGATGGTCTTATCAAAAGAGTTCAAATTGATATGTTTGATGATACCAATAAAGTCACCGCTAGGAGAATTCAGAGATACGCTGCAACTCCAAGGGCTATTAAAGACTATAATGATGATGCAACCACGGCTATTAATCAAGATCTAGCCGCAGAACAAACCCTACTCTCAGTTAACAGTGCATCAGGACTTAGCGTTGACGATTACATTGTTATTAATAGTGAGAACATGCAAATCCGTTCCATCAGCGGAAACGATGTCACCGTTTATAGAGGAGTTGATGGAACTACCGTATCTGATCATGTTGCTGGATCTATTGTAAATATTATTAGTGGAACTAGAACTCCAGATCTACCTCTAACTGGCGATGATAATCTCATTGTTGCTGGCGATGACTTTGGATTTAATGAACTAACATCCTTCTATCAAGACTATAAGGATTATTCTCCATCACAAGGAACTGATGTTTAATAGTGAGGAACAACAATGGCGTTTGATGATATCGGGAAAGCACTTGACATTCTTAAAGATGATGGATGCAGTGAGATTGCCCCTGTTAGCGGCGATGTACAAGTCCCAAAACAGCGAGAAGAAAAACCAGACCTGAAAAGGGACTACGAATACACAAGAGGTCAGTTGTATTCGTTGATCGAAAAGGGTCAAGAGGCTATTGATGGGATCATGGAGATCTCACAGGAACAAGGCTCTGCGAGAGCTTATGAAGTTACTGGGCAACTAATTAAGAGTGTGGCTGATGCCACAGATAAATTATTAGACCTACAGAAAAAAATGAGA